TTATATAATTAAAGTTTATAAAGGAGATCCAAATTCTGGTGGTGTTCAATTATCTGCCTCTGGATCTGGTAGTAATGATGGATGGTTCTTTGATTACTCTGCTGGTGTTCTAAACTTTAATGATACTAACGTTCCTTCTGGTGTAACAGGAACAAATATTTACGTAGTAGGTTACAGATATATTGGTAATACAGGTGCTCCAACACCTGGAGATGACTTTACTTTTAGAGATCTTACAGTCAGTCGTAATTTAAGTGTAGGAGGTCTTTCTACATTTACTGGACTAGTAGATATTAATGGTGGTGGTCAGGCAAATACATTCAAGGTAGAAGATCTAACAGATAATCGTATAGTAATTGCTGGTACTGGTGGTGAACTAGAAGATAGTGCCAACTTAACATTTAATGGAACTGTTCTTGCATTAACAGGTAATCAAACTGTCAGTGGAACATTAGATGTAGATGGTCAGGCAATCTTTGATGACATTACAGTATCTGCTGCATCTACATTTACTGGAATATCAACATTCAATAGTAATGTTTTTGTAGAAGCAACCACAGATACTAATCAATTAAATGTTACTGGTGTTTCTACATACGGTGGCAATGTTGATATTAATGCCAATGTAGATGTTTCTGGTACTTCAACATTAAATGATGATGTAAACTTTATTGGTGCTGCACATAATGCACAGTGGGATAAGTCTGCTAATAGTTTAAAATTTGCTGGAAATGCTCATGCTATATTTGGATCTACTAATCTATTAGAACTTAGAGGTGATTGGAATACTGGTTCATCTATATTGAACAGTTCTGGAACATTATATCTTGATTCTGTTAATAATGTAAGACTCCGTACAGGAACAAATAAAAATGCTTTAAATGCAATTGCTGGTGGAGCTGTTGAATTATATTATGGAAGCACTCCTGATAAAAGATTAGAAACTACTGAAACTGGTGTTAAGATAACTGATGATCTTAATGTCGCTGGTATATCAACATTCACTGGTAATATTGATGCTAATGGTGACTTAGATGTAGATGGTCGTGCAGAATTAGATAATGTTAATGTTGCAGAAACATTAAATGTTGTAGGTGTTTCTACATTCAGCAGTGCTGTAGACATTAATGCAGGATTGGATGTTGATGGTGATACTCAATTAGATGATCTCAATGTTGCAGGAGTTGCAACTTTCAGCTCTCTGATAGACGCGAATAAACGTCTTGATGTGGTTGGTGGTGCTAATCTAGATCAACTAAATGTTGCCGGAGTATCAACATTTGGAGGTGTTTCTACTTTCAATGATGATGTCAGAATCACTGCTGGTGGATTGGACGTTGTTGGAGTGGCAACATTCTCTACCAATGTAAATGTCACCGGAACACTTGATGCCGGACTTATCGATGGAGGAACATTCTGATGGCAAAACCAGCAAGCAGACAAGAATTAGTTGATTATTCATTAAGAAAACTAGGTGCTCCAGTTTTAGAAATAAATGTCGATGATGATCAGTTGGATGATCTAGTTGATGATGCACTTCAATATTTTCAAGAGCGTCATTTTGATGGTGTTGAGAGAATGTATCTCAAATACAAACTTACCGAAAATGATATCAATAGAGGAACTGCACAGGTTGGAGGGACTAACACCGTAGGTATAGTAACAACATCTGGAATTACTACCACAGTAAGTGGTATGACTACGGCAACTAATTATTTTTACGAAAATTCCAATTTTCTTCAAGTTCCAGATTCAGTCATTGGAATTGAAAAGGTGTTTAGATTTGATAGTAGCACACTATCTGATGGAATGTTTAATATTAAATATCAACTATTTTTAAACGATGTATATCAATTTAATTCAATTGAACTTCTTCAATATTCAATGGTTAAGACTTATTTGGAGGACATTGAATTTTTATTGAGTACAGATAAGCAAATTAGATTTAACAAAAGGCAAAATAGATTATACTTGGACATTGATTGGAAATCTGAGAAAAAAGATACATTTTTGATTATTGATTGCTATAGAATTTTAGATCCAAATACATTTACTAATGTATATAATGATAGTTTTTTAAAGAAATATTTGACTGCTCTCATAAAAAAACAATGGGGACAAAATTTATTAAAATTTAGAGGAGCAAAACTTCCGGGTGGATTGGAACTTAATGGAAGAGAATTGTATGAAGATGCAGAAAGAGAATTGGAAGATATAAAACAAAGGATGTCTTCAGAATATGAACTTCCACCTCTTGACTTTATTGGATAAAATATTATGGTATTAAATTCCTATTTTTTGCAAGGTAGTCCAGGTGAGCAAACACTCATGCAGGACTTGGTGAATGAGCATATAAAGATTCATGGTATAGAAGTATATTATCTACCTAGAAAAATATTTAAAACAGACGATATTATTAAAGAAATTCAATCATCAAAATTTGATGATAGTTTTTTAATTGAGGCATATGTCAATAATGTTGATGGATATGCACCAGATAGCGATATAATGACCAAGTTTGGTTTGAGATTGAAAAATGAAATAAATCTCACCATATCTAGAGAACGATTTGAAGATTTCATTTCTCCATTTTTGGAGGGTATTTCCTCGGGTATTAGAGAGGGTCAAATTACAGGATATACTTTTGGAGATTTAATTACAAGACCAAAAGAAGGTGATCTGGTTTACTTTCCTTTGGGTGAAAGATTATTTGAAATAAAAAGAGTTGAGCACGAGAAACCATTTTATCAATTAGGAAAACTTTATACCTATGATATAAGTTGTGAATTATTTGAATATGAAAATGAATTCATTGATACTAGTATTGCTGAAGTTGATAATCAACTAAAAGATGAAGGTTATATTACAACTATTGATCTTGTTGGAATTGGCAAAACTTCACAAGCAACTGTTGGTGTATCTAGTGGTCGTGTTACTGAAATATTCTTGAATAATGATGGATCTGGATTTACATCTACACCAACGATTACTTTCTCAGATGCACCAGAAGGAGGGCACAATGCATCTGCGGTTGCTATTACAACTCAGAGAGCTAATGTAACTTCAATCTTTAGACTTGAAATGACAAATGCTGGTGCTGGATATACAGTGGCACCAACCATTACAATTGCTGGTGGTGGTGGATCTGGTGCGGCAGCAACATGTTCTATCTCTACTACATTTGGTGTTCAGAATATTGTTGTTGGCACTGCCGGAACTGGATATTCATCTACCCCAATATTAACTGTTGCTGCTCCTCCATCAGGAATCAATACTGCTGTTCTCAATCCAATATTTGCATCTTCAATTGGTGCCGGAATCAATACCGTAAGAATACTGAATTCTGGTATTGGTTACACATCCGGTCCAATAAGTCTTGAATTCTCTAGTCCAACTTCCGGTATTGGAACTTTCTATTATAATGAAACTATTACCGGACAAAGTTCTGGAGTTACTGCTGTTGTTAAAGATTTTGATTCTGGTGTAAGAGTATCTACTGCAGGAACTATAACAGTTATTGGAGAGACTAAACTAAGAGTATCACTTAATACAGGTAAATTCTTTGAGGGCGAAACCATTGTTGGGGGTTCATCCACTGCTACATATATTGTAAAGACTCATGATCTTGATAGTCATGATCAACCATCTGATTCCAATGAGGAAATTGAATTAGAAGCAGATTCACTATTGGACTTTAGTGAGAGTAATCCCTTCGGAGAGTATTAATGTTAGGAACTTATTATTATCACGAAATAATACGAAAGACAATTATTTCTTTCGGAACTCTGTTTAATAACATTAATATTAAGCACAAAAAGTCTGATGGAACGATTCTTGATGATATTAAAGTTGGTCTAGCATATGGACCACAACAGAAGTATTTGGCAAAGATTCAGGAACAAGCAGAGTTATCAAAAGCAGTTGCTATAACTCTACCAAGAATGTCATTTGAAATGACAAACATTCAGTATGATCCTACAAGAAAGTCTGGTATAACTCAAACTTTTAAAGCAAGTGACGGAACAAATTTGAAGAAGGTTTTCATGCCCGTTC